AAATAGGTAGACACAAGGGACTTAAAATCCCTCGAACAGTGATGTTCGTACCGGTTCGATTCCGGTAGGCGGTACACGGAAACTCACATACCGTTCTTTGACATGTAGGGTAAAAATATGGTCCGGTAGCTCAGCTGGATAGAGCATCGCACTTCTAATGCGACGGTCTCAGGTTCGAATCCTGATCGGATCACTACGCAGTCAAGTGTTCGAGGTTTCTTTGTTCCTAGGGAAAAACAAAGTGGAGCTACAGTGGCAGGTTAGGGTTGTCCTTTAACAACCCAATCGGGATGTAGCGCAGATGGTAGCGCATCTGGTTTGGGACCAGAGGGTCGCAGGTTCGAATCCTGTCATCCCGACTACCGAACGTAGGATTGTCGAGTTGCTCTTACCAGCGACCCCGGCTCGACAGGATTACCCTCTCGTCTAACGGCAGGACAAATGGTTTTGGTCCATTTAATCGGAGTTCGAATCTCTGGGGGGTAACAAAATTGGAAGGTGGGTGAGTGGTTAAAACCGGCAGACTGTAACTCTGCTCCCTTACGGGTACGGCGGTTCGAATCCGTCCCTTCCAACTAAATACTGGCGTGTATCTCCTCAAGCTTATACCTTGTAGAAAGAGTAATTGGTCACATGAGAGTTCGAGTCTCTCCCCGCCAACTGAACTTGGAGATCATTAATCCTAGTTTTATATTTATATAAATAACAATTAAAAACAAAAAAGGAAAACATGAAAAACGTTTTTTTTGCACTTGCAATCGCAGCTGTAGCTGTTTCTTGCACCTCAACTTCAGAAGAAGCAGTTGTTGAAACTGCAGTTGACACTACTGTAGTAGTAGAAGATACTATCATCACTGAAGAAGATGTGATGGAAGTAGAGGCAGCAGAGGCATCAGCTGAATAATACTGAGTCTAGCCTAAAAATCCTAGTAGCCGAAAGGTGATGACTAGGTTGACTTCGGAGAAAAGACTTCAAAGGGAGAGTACGTGAACCGATAGCGTCTTAGAAAAAACCTCTCAAACGCCTCCATAGCTCAGCTGGTAGAGCCACTGATTTGTAATCAGTAGGTCGTTGGTTCGAATCCGACTGGGGGCTCAGCGGTTACCTGATTTAGCACTAGGACGGTAACAACCATTGGAGGAAGCTAATCTCACGAATGGTCCTGTAGGTTGTCGATTAATCGCATAAAAGTTCCCTACCAGGTAGAGTAGGTTATCCACGGTCATGTGGGGTAAGCTCTGCCATTTGCGAAAGTAGCTCAGTTGGTAGAGCATAACCTTGCCAAGGTTAGGGTCGCCGGTTCGAATCCGGTCTTTCGCTCTAATGCGGTAATAGCTCAGTTGGTAGAGCACGTTCCTTCCAAGTACGGGGTCGCAGGTTCGAATCCTGTTTACCGCTCTTATTTACCCACATGTTTTCCCCTTATAGCATATATGTATATGCAGATGGATATCAATAAAATATTTAATTTATTTGATGGCTCTTCTCTCGAAAATCAAGCAGAAGCAGCCAGTGATACCATCATTATCCAAGAAACTCCTATGTTTTGGATTGGGATGTTCAAAAAAATCATTTTAAATCATCAATCTCTATACAAACAAATTTACAAAAGCCTCCCAGAAGAGGTAGTTAAAGAAATGGCTGGTATGGATGATATGGCTGAAATGGTTACCTATTCAAGAGCATGGTTTTATATCTCTAAACTAGACTTAAAGCGTAGAGTAGATGTAGATGCGTTATTTACTTTTACAGACGAAAATCTGCTTTATGCTTCAGAAATGGCCCTTCGTTATTTTGAAGGTGTAGAAGAGTACGAAAAGTGTGCTCATATTAAAAAAATCCAAGACACTATAAAGAAAATATTGGATAAAGCGTGATTTTATATCACTCTATCATTATATTATTATATAACTAAAAAAATTCGATTATGCGAAACCCTGATTTAGCAGTACAAAAACTAGAAAAACTAGAAGGTAAACTTACCTCTATGAATGTTTTAATTACTCGCCCCTCAACAACAAAAGAACAATACCAACAGCTTATTGCAGAAGCTCACGATATTATCAGTGATCTTAAAATGATGGTACAACGTCAAAACTAATTTTAAATAAAAGTTATGAATCTTACTGCAGAACAAATCCAAAATAATTGGAATGTCTTTTTGGGTATTATTGAAGAGCATATCTCTTCACCTCGCAAAGAAAAACTATTGGAATTTTATAATCAATATGCTGAGCGTGTTATGCTTATGCCTGCTGCTCATAAAAAAGAATACCACAATGCTTTTCCTGGAGGTTATGTAGAACACGTAATTCGTGTTGTACGTTGTGCCCTAAAACAACATCAATTATGGTCTGATGAAGGAGCTGATATGTCTGGTTACACTATTGAAGAACTAGTATTTGCTGCTCTAAACCATGACCTAGGTAAGATGGGAGACGAAGAACACGAATCATATATCCCACAAACTGATCAATGGCGTAAAGACAAATTAGGAGAGGACTATATGTTCAACACTAAACTTCCATTTGCTTCGGTTCCAGACCGTGGTTTATTCATGCTCCAATCTCACGGCATTCAGTACACGTTTAATGAAATGCTCGCGATTCAAACACACGATGGTTTGTACGATGAGGCAAATAAGAAATATTTAATGACTTATATGCCAGAGCAAAAACCACGTACTTGTCTTCCATTCGTTCTCCACTTTGGTGATATGATGGCAGCTCGTATTGAGTTTGAGCGTGAATGGTTACCTAAATTGAAAGGTGAAGTTCCTACTAAGAATAACTTTAAAATGGAAACCAAAAAACCAGCTCCAGCTGCTGCCAAACAAAAGGCTCTTGGTTCGGTTAGAAGTGAAGGATTAAAAAATCTATTAGATAATCTATGATCTATATTATATTAATTTTATCACTATTGGTCGTGGTCATGGGATTCACGACCTTTAACCTTTTACGCAAGGTTGAGCGATACGAAGATGAATTAAACAAAAGACAAGATGCTATTATCTCTTACCAGGAATACATTAATGGTTTAGGTAGTACTGTAGAATTTATGAATAAACGTATCAATGAAATTGATGCTAAAGGTACTTTTAAAAGTGATGATGAAGTAGGGTTTTTCTTTGATCGACTTAAAATATTAAATGATATGCTAAGACCCTATAACGTAAAATTATGAGTGAAGAAGTAATCCCAAAAAAGAAAAAAGGTGTACAATATTTTACTCAAGAAACAGAGGATGCTATTGTAAGATATAATAAATCAACTAATCCTTTAGAAAAGGAAAAGATATATCATAGGTATATTCACTATCCATTTTTTAAACTTACTGAAAATATTATTCACACCTTTAAATTTTATTATACTGAAGTAGAAAATATCGAAGATCTTCAGCATGAAGTAATTACCTTCCTCCTTTCTAAAATGCATCTGTATGATCAAAGTAAAGGGTCTAAAGCATACTCTTACTTTGGTACTATTGCTAAACGATATTTAATTATATCCAACACGCGAAACTATAAGCGCAGAATTGATAAGGCACCAGTTGAAGGAGTAGAAGAAGACGAACGTCATTCATACGTTATAGACGAAAATACAGCAAGTGATCCACACCAAGATAAACTTTCTATATTTATAGACTTATACACAGAATATTGTACTGAAAATATCTTTGAATTATTTGCAAAAGATGAAGATGCTCAAATAGCTGATGCAATTTTAGAGCTATTCCGTAAAAGAGAAGATATAGACGTATTTAATAAAAAAGCTCTATACATTTATATACGCGAACAGGTTGATGCTAAAACACCTAAAATTACAAAAATAGCAAATCAACTATATGATATATTTAAACGCAACTATATATATTACTTAGAGCACGGTTACGTAGATTTTAAATAACCTAGTATTTATAACTATGAGCCAGTTTGATAAAATAGTATTTGGTAAGAAAAAATTCTCAGATCTTCTAGAGGAAATTTATAATAACCAACAAAGAAAAGATAAGCAGGTAACTGCCCTTATTAAGGAACTTCAACCTATGATTGAAGAAATTGGTGATGCTACTCTTATTGTCCCATTAATCAAAGAATATATGGAAATAGGGGTTAAAAACGATGACCTTCTAATTAAAATGGCAGCCCTAGCACAACGTGCTATGAATAGTGAAGGCGGAGAAAGTGCATTAGGTATCTCAGACGAGGAAAAACAACAATTACTTGATGAAATAAGCAAGTTTAAATCTGAATAATAATGGCGGGTAGTCGTGGTTTGATAGCTATTAATAACGTAGCTAATAATTCTAAACAAAATAGCTTTAATACCTTTACCAGTTTAGGACTAAATAATCTACTAGTTTCAGGTAGGATAATTAGTATTGTTTTAGATGAAACCCACCCCCGTTTTAAAGAATTAGGAGAATGGAATGGTTTAGGGACGGTCGAATATGATTTAGTTCAATCCCCCACACCACCAAACCAACTATACCCTATAGCTCGTCCTATAGATCCTTCATTTAAAAATTTTCCTTTAGTAAACGAAATAGTTTATATTTTAGCTTTACCCAACACTAATATAGGAGAGTTTACAGGAAATACTAATAACTACTATATTAATACTGTAGGTGTATGGAATCATCCCCACCATAATGCTTACCCTCAAAATGCTAACACTTTACGCCTACCCCAACAAAAAGATTATATTCAAACTGAAGCTGGAAGTGTAAGAAGAGTAACAGATCAATCTACTGAAATATTTTTAGGGGTTACTTTTAAAGAAAGATCTAATATACATCCACTTTTACCGTTTGAAGGGGATAAAATTATAGAAGGTAGATGGGGTAATTCAATTCGTTTAGGATCAACTGTTAAAAACACTCCAAATACTTGGTCTTCAACAGGAACTGACGGGGATCCAATTACTATTATTCGTAATGGGCAAGGTATTCAAACAGAAGAAGGATGGATACCTACAATAGAAGATATTAATAATGATGATACTTCAGTATATTTTACAAGTACTCAAAAAATTCCTATTGAAGTTTCTAGTGTAAACGATTATTTTAGTTACCCAAATAACCCCCCAACTAGACCCAACGAATACTCAGGAAAACAAATAATTTTAAATTCGGGTCGTTTAGTATTTAATACAACAGAAGATCATTTACTTTTATCTTCTAAAAAATCTATAAATTTAAACGCTGTTGAATCTATAAATTTTGATACAACAGGTCCTATTATTTTACAATCCGGTGAAGTATATCTTGGATCTAAAAACGCTACTGAACCGGTTTTATTAGGTCAATCTACCATAAATCTATTACAGACATTACTTCAAGAGCTAGCCACATTAACTAATATACTTTCATTACAAGTTGGTGTCCCCCCAGGTGCTCCTTTAGCTCCTACTAATACTCAAGCGGCTTTAACTAATGCTACTATTACTAATTTAATTACTCAATTGAATGGTTTAATGTCTAATTCTGTAAAAACTGTATAATGG